TACCATTCGCAGCCGACCAAATGCCGTAGATCACACCAGTGCCCAGATGCGGCGGCTCCAGTGCCAGAAAGCTGTTGGCTGCCATTGCAATAAAGGCATTGGTCGTGGTGGCCGGGCTGGTGTAGCTCAGGTAGAGCGTGGCCGTGCTCTGATTCGCCACGGTGACGCCCTTGCGGCTGGTGTTAGCAGCCAGGATCGTCACGCTGGAAGCACTGGATGACACGCTGGCCGTGGTTGCCGTCGCAGCGGCATTCCCAGCAGTGACGGGCAACGGCTGGCTGACACCAACCGTCTTGGGCAACCGATCACTACCTAGGAACTGGATGCCTTCATCGCTCATGATCGTCTGTGGCGATCAAGCGCCGCCTGCGTGGTTGTCTTTTAGGTTGCCGATCCTCCACCGGATCAGCCTGCGGCTCCACAAGAGAAGAGGCCGCAGCCTCTGCCTGGGTGGCAGAGAGTGCAGCCTCGATCTTGTGCCGCCGGAAAGCGGTCAGACCCATCTCACTTGCGGTAGTAGACCACGGTGGAGCTGCTGGCCACACGACCGATGAAGGTCGCGGTGCTGGCAGCGGCCACAGTGCCCGAGCCGGTCACGGTGACGCCAGTGGCGTTAGCCGTGAACACGATGGGATGGGTCGCACCAGCGAGGTTGACGATGGTCACCTCAAAGGTGCTGCCAACTCGATACTCCCCAAGCTCCGCAATGATCTGAGGGCCGGTGGCCGTCGTCACAGCGCGGGAAGCGCCAGGGGTCATGGTGATGATGCTGTGAATGCTTTGGGCAGCACTCAGAGCAGTCGCCTCATCAGAGGCCGCAACCACGATGCGGCCATTCAGCGCCCGATCAAACGGGGGCTGTTCCAGGTGGAATTGTCCAGCCATTGTCAGTTACCTCAACCGTACAGGGGGCAGGTGCTGACGATGTTCGCCACACCGATGTTCTTCTTGTCGAAGACCTTGGTCCAGGAGGCCGAGGCTTCCAGATCAGACGCGCCGGGGTTGGCAGCGCCTGCGTAGGAAGTGCCCAATGCATGAAAACATTGGTCCCACTGAACTTTAATGACGTCCTCTCCTCCCGACGTCAGGATGTCGCGGTCGGTCTCGGTACGCACCGGAGCCTGGTAGCCCATGCCGATGGCGCCGGGCTTGAAGATATAGGTTCCATACTTGTAGGAACCGGGCGAACCAGCACGGGGGGCATCGTCGGAAACGATGACGCGCTTGCTGCCGAACACGGGCACGGTGGACTCACCAGTGAAAGCACCGGAGAAGTCGCCGTTGACGGCGTTGCTGGCAGTGATGCTGCCGGCAGCGATGGTGGAGGCCGTAATGCCAGGCAGCTCCTTGGCGTTCACGTAGTTGATCATCTCGCGCACCCGCAGGTAGGCGTAGATATCAGGGTGAACGACCATGATGCCGTAGTTGTCGGCATCCTCGCCCAGCAGCAGGTCAGCACGGACGACGTGGGAGACAGAGAAATCGGTCTCACCGGAGCCGCCGGCGTCAATGCTCATGCTGGTGAGGGCATAGGCGCTGTTGCTGGTGCCAGGGACGCCGAACAGACCCTTGAGGGTGCTCAGCAGACGGGCCTGCTGGGCGTTGGCGACGTACTGGGCAACCTTCTGACCGATGGCTTGCATCGGGTCATTGGCGGAACCCACAGCGAGCTTCACCAGCTCGGAAGCGCCCCATGCCTGGATGGCGTGGTAGACGACGCCGGTCTGCTTGGTAGAGCCCAGCTTGTTGACGGTGGCCTGCACGCCCTCAGCGGGAACCTGCAGGGTGCCGCCAAGGTTGGCGTTCCAGTTGGGGATCTGGAAAGTATCGCCCTTGGTGATGTTGGCGCTGATGACGGGGTTGGTGTCAACAAGGCCGCTGGTCAGGAAGGCACTGCGAAGGGTGGTCTGCTCAGAGATGTAGTCCGAAAACGGATTGAGGATCTGAGCGTCCGCCCGGTAGGTGAAAGCCATTGCTCTCTACGGGATGGGGAACGGATGGCCACAAGCCTGCGGGCGGCACAGCCGGCCCAGTTGTCAATAGTGTGCCATGAAATCAGCCACGCGCATTGATAGCGTCGGCTTCACTCTTCAACTGAGCGGCCAACAGCGGATTGATCCGCACTAGGCGGTCTTGCTCGGTGAGGTTGTAGGACGCACGCACCCACGGGTTGTTGGTGCCGGTGGGGAGGGAGGTGGCGACGCTGCCGCCCACGGGCGCCCCGGTGCCACGGGCCTGCGGTTCCTTCAGGTAGTGGCGGGGGAGGTTGGCGCGTGCCCAGTCGGCAATGGGGATCCGCTCCAGGCCGTTCACCACCACCGGGCCTGATGCGCCGTGCTCGATCTGCTCAGGCTTGAGCTTGCCGGTGGCAAACACGTCATCAGGGTCGTGGACGATCTTCGACAGCTCAGAGGATGCAGGGCTGATCAGCTCCAGGTCACGGATGCGGGCAGTGAGCCGGTCAATCTCTTTCCTGAGCGCAGCGGTGTCGGTGTCGTACTGCTGCTGCAGCTGCTGGCGAAGCTCCGCGAAGTTGCCGGCCTCTTCCAGCTTGGCCTGCTCGGTCTTGCGGCGAAACTCGATCAGCTCCTGCACGTCCACGCCATCGGGGACCTGGGAGGCCTTGGCCTTGGCTTTCTTGGCTTCGTCGAGCAGCTCGCGGTTCTTGGCGCGAAGGCGTTCGAGTTCTTCGGCAGCGGTGTCGGTGCTGGGGGTTTGCTCCACAGGAGCGAGATTGTCGGACATGCCCACAGGGCTGGTGTGCCCCGTAGGTTGCCTACTGCGGCAGCTCGTTCATGCCTGCCTGCAGCATCTGCTCCTGCTGCTGCATCCGTGCCTGCTGCTGCGCCTCGGTGGCCTGTAGTTCCTCGTCAACGCTGAACTCGTCGCCCATCCATCCGCCCTTGTCCAGCAGCTGCAAGAGCTTCTCCTGCGTGATGCTGCCGTTCAGGTTGAGGGCAATCAGCTGGGCCACCTCGGTGGGATCCAGGCGCTGGGCCAGGAAGTCGCGGGACAGCTCACAGGAGCCTGCCGGGAGGCCGAGGTAGTCGCTGTGGTACTGCAAGCAGTTATCGATGCAGTCCTGCAGCTGCAGCGCGAACACCTGCAGCGCCGCATCCCCCTGCGACCGATCAATCGCCTTACTGGTGGCCGTCTCCGCTGCCAGCTTCTGCGGCATCACCGTCGCCAGCCCCAGCTGCGCGATCTGCTGCTGGATCAGCTCCAGATGCTGGAACTGGTACTGATAGGACGTGCCGGCCGGCTCGATGAACTCAGCGCGGGCATCCACTGGCCAGGTGGTGGCAGCCTCGGGGCCGGCCTCGATCTCCTCAATCTCGGCACTGGCGCCGAAGATCATCAATCTCGGGACGGCGGCCAGGTGCAGCTGATTGGCCAGGTCAGACGAGCGTTGGTAGGCCTGCAGGTTCAGGTGGGCAATCTCCTCCAGCGGCGGGCGAGATTCCAGCGTCCCCACCTGTTCGCTGTAGGCCACCGCGAACGGGATGTAGTCCAGCGTGGTGGTGCCGTTGGCAGTCTCCACCCAGTCCTGACCCTTGGATGCACGGCGGGTGAACACGCGGTACGCCCCAGGCTCCAGCACGCGCACCTCTTCCACCTGTTCCTCCCCGAAGTCGCCATAGGGCGCGGTGTAGGTGTTGTAGAGCCGCAGCTGCGTCAGGGTGCCACCGTTGCCGCCGGTTTCGGTGCGCCAGCCGATGATCTGCCGGGGCTCGTAGGCGATCCAGTACGGCCGGGGAGACGGGGTGCCGTCAATGTCGGCCGGGTAGTCCACGAGGATGCCCATGTGGCCCCAGCGCAGGGCCTTGCGGGCAAGGCTGCCAAGGAACCGCTGGAGGTCGTTGCCCTGCTGGTCTACGTCGTAGAGGTGCTCAAGGATCTGATCCACCACCCCGTCCAGTTTCAAGGGGACGCGGGTGAGCATCCCGGCCAGCATGGATTCCATCCGCTGCAGGTACGGCGGGCAGACAGACCCCTTGAGCCGGCGCTGATAGGACTCGTCTGATTCGCGGGGCTCCTGCGGCAGCCATGTGGTCCCGGCGCCCTGCATCCCGAGGGTGCCACCGTGGAGGGCCTCGATCAGCCGCCATCGGGGTTCCTGGCGTGTCCATGCGGCGGAAGGCTGCCAGACCTGCCAATCGTTGACGGATGCGGCAGTGGTGCCTGGGGCAGCGATGACGCCGGAGGCTTGGTAGCGACTTGGCAACAAGTATCCGGCGGACATGGCTCAGAGCTTTGGGATAGGTTGCCCCGGTTCAATAGAGCCTGATGCTGCCGACCTTCCGCCCGGCCTGCGCGTTCTCCACGGCCCTGATGCGGTGGACGATGTAGCCCAGCGCGTCGTTCATGTGGTCGTAGCCGCCTTCCTTGTCCGGCTCCCCTTTCTCGTTCCAGCTCTGCAGCTCCAGGCACTCAATCGTTTTGGAGCAATTAGGGGACACGAATAAATGCACCTCACCTAGGCCGTTCTCCAACGCTGCCTGCACAGCGGCAACGCGGTCACGCACCGGGGGGTTGGCAGAGGGTGCCATGTTGCTGAAGCCGTAGCCCTCAAGGATGGCCACGTCGCTGCGGGTGGCGTTGGTGGTGCGCTTGGCGCCTGAGGCGTCCGGATAGGCCAGGATCCGGTGATCGGGGTAGCGCTCACGCACCTTGCGGGCCAGGTCGTCGGTGTCGTGGGCCTCTGCGATCTCATCGAACACCCAGAGATCAGGGCCACGGCGCAGGGCAAGGCAGCCGTGCATGTTGCCCACGTTGAAGTCCACGCCGAGGAGGATGGTTTCATCGGCGCAGGGTTTGCCGGCGGTCTGGTTCTGGTAAGGCCTGCCGAAGCGATCCTCAAGCAAGGGCAGCGGCCTGACGTGCTTGGTGCGATCGAAGCGGTCGTAGACCTGCCCGGTGGTGAGGTTGACCCACTGCCCCATCACATAGGCCTGCACAAGCTGCGGCGGGTAGTTGGCCTCAAGGGAGGGGATAAAGTCCGCGGGCAGGTGTGGGTTGTCGTAGCTGCTGCCACGGATCAGGGCGGTATCTTCCCCGGCGTTCTTCTCGAAGGTTTCGTAGGCCCAGCCCCAGCCCTCGGGGGTGGTTGCGGCATAGAACTGGCGCACGTTGCCGGCCCGCAAGCGTGCCAGGGCCATGCGTGTGGCCTGCTCTGCGACGCGCTTGTTTGCGGTGTCGGCCTCGTCAAAACCGATGGCGCAGAGGTTCTGGCCGCGGATGCGGTTCCACGTCTCCATGGTCCGCAGGAGGATGGTGTGACTGCCCTCAGCGAACGTGAGCACGTATTCGGGCAGGGGCGACACCCTGAACGTGAAGGGCACGCCGTACTCCTCCAGCAGGTCATCCATGGTGCGCTGGAGGATGTCCCGCAGCATGGGTGCCACGGGCTCAAACAGGGCGCTGACGTGCCCGATGTTGAGGGCTGCCATGGTGATGGCCTTGGCCACCAGCGCATGGGTCTTGCCTGCCCCGAAGCCGCAGACAAGGCCCAGTTTGCGGGCTTCAAGGTTGTCGCAGAAGGCGAGCTGATGACGCAGGAGGGTGGGCCTCATGCGGGCCAGCACCTCGGCCGTGGTGGGGGCAGCTACTGAGGCGACAACAGCAGGGGGCATCAGGACGTGCCCGGCCCGCTCCTGCTGCAGGATGCTCATGAGCAGAGCTGCGCGAGCTTGGCTGCGGTGTTGATGGCGCCAAGGGCGATGTGGAACTGTCCGGCCTGGCGGGCTTCAACCTGCAGGGTGGAGCATTGAGACAGGAGATCGGCGATCATCTGCGGCCGTTCAATGTCCCAGTCAGCTCGGATTTGGTCGCGTGCGAGGGCGAGGTAGGAGTCGCAGGTGCGGACCGATACCCCCCAGTTCTCGGCGGCATAGCGAACGCAGTCGGAACGTCTGCCACCGTTGGCAATGATGCGCGCGAACTCTGCCGCACGCATCAGGGTTTCCGCTTGACAGGTATCAGCGGCTGCCATTTGTTATCTCAGGCGTCGCCTTCTTCTTCAGTTTCCCCGTCATCCTCAGCGTAAAGGGCGAGGTCAGCGTCTGCCCGTTCCAGGATGAGGGAGACGTAGGGGTAGGCGTCTTCGGCGGTGATGTGAAAGCCGAGATCGCGGAAGGCTTGGGATACGACGGCGAGGGCGGTGGCGACTTCGGTGGAAGCGTCCTGGAGGAAGTCGGGCGCTGCGTCGATGAGGTCTGGGAGGGTCATGGCGGTGGTGGTGCGTTTGGGAATCGG